GGTGATCGGGATGCCGTTCGCGGCGTCCGTCACCCAGTTGAACGTTCGGGTGAAAGTACCACTACCGTTATAAGGCACAGCTTTTCCCTTTCACAACTTATAGGACGTGTGACGGCGGAAAGCAACAGCGTTTCCGTTCCGTTGCCTTGTGGCGACGGAGGGCGGGCCCCATCATCAAAGGATGGACGGACTCGTTCTCTTCGCCGTGTTGGCTGTCGGGCTTATCGCAGCGGTGTGGCTGCTCGCGTTGGCGGTGGCCGGACGTCTTCCACCACGTCGCGGGCATACCGGTTACGCTCCCTAACGATGTCGTCGATGAGCGCTCGCTTCAGGCGCCCGATATCGTTCCAGTTGCCGGCTCGCGAGAGGTTGCCGGTGTTACTGATTGCGCCCCTGCTGATGCGACGCTGCCGTGCGAGGGCCTGAACCTCGGCCAGCGTGCGCGCCTGGTATATCTGCCGGATTTCGGCCGCCATCGCCTGCATCTCCTGCTCGGCTCGGGCGAGTTGGCCATAGGCAAGGTTGGCCTTCCGACCTTCCCGTTCCGTCGCCATCTCCGGGCGGAATGTGCGGTCAAGGTAGGTGATGGTGCGCCGCGCCTGCGTCGCCTCGGCCAGCATGTCGTACAGTTCGGTCGTGAACCTCGTCGTCCTCGCCGGGTCGGCACTGTAGAACCGGCGCAGCACGGGATACTGGTCAAGCCGGAGGTCGGGCTTGGCGTCGGACGTCACGGCATCCGCAAGGCTCAGGCCATACATCGCCCAGGTGCCGAAGTAGCCCCGCAGGAGGGATTCGACCTGTGCCGGACTGATCTGGTTCAGCCCCGGCACGTTCCTGACGGCCTCGCCGGCCTGCCGGAGCGTTGTCGATCCGTAGGGTGAGGACCGTGCCCACGGCTCGATCTGCTGCATGCTCTGCGTCTCGATGGGCCGGTCGAGGAAGCGGTTGCGGTTGATGGCGATTTCGTACAGTGGCGCCACCGCCTGCGGGACGTACTCGTAGCCCAGCGTGCGGCCCACGGTGCCGATGATCTTCGGCACCTGCTCTGCCGGCGCGCCGTCGAGGATGCCCTGTAGCGTGCGCTCGGCGATGGAAGCGACGGCGCCGATCTCCCACAGCTTCGGGTAGCGGAGATGGACGAACATCCCTTCCGCTTCCTCGCCATTCGCAGGCTCCCGGCCGTTCCTCGCCACGAACTCGAAATACCGCGCCGTCGGTGCAAACAGGTGCCAGTGCGTGTCGCGGTCCCAATCCTCAAGCTGCTCGTACAGTGGATTGCCGCGGTTGATGCCGTAGAGCCCCATCGACATCAGCGCCAGAAGGCCGGCCTTGGCAGCGACGGTCGCGCGGTTGGAATCCTGCGTCACGCCCCGATAGAGCCGGTCCAGACCGTTCACGGCGGCCTTCAGGAACAGCACCGTGTCGTACATGAAGCCCATGACCTGGCTGTCGCCGCGCATGGCGAAGTCGGTGCTGATCTCGCGGGCCTCGTAGGCTGCATGGCGCGGGTTCTGGCCTCGCTCCACGGCTCGCCGGTACTCCCCCAGCCGGGTCGACATCTCGAAGGCATCGGCAACCCGTTCGACGCCCGCCAGCAGCTTCACCGGGGTATCGAGAACGGTGCGGTAGTCGATGCCCTTGCGGCCGTAGTAGCGCTCCAGGTTCAGCCGGAACGCCCGCTCGTCCATCAGGTGCGACGAGAACCCGCCGCCGTTGGCGATGAACTCCTTGTAGCTGGGATCTGTGAGCAGCCGGGACGTGAAGCCGCGCCCGGAGTCGACGAACGGCCGGAAGCCGTTGCGCGACAGGATCGACGCCAGCACGGTATCGCGCGCTAGGTTCGCTGCCATGAAGTCGGCCGTCAGGGTGATGCCCGCCTGTCCGAGCCGGCGCGGCACCGCGAGCCAGCGGACCACGGCATGCGCCATCGGCCGGTCCAGTGATGTGAGCGCGCGGAACATCAGCGGGTCGGCGACCTCGAAGTAGCGTGGCCGGCCACCGTCGAGCACGGCGACGACGTTGCGTCCGCCCGGCGCCTGATTGGGCTGGATGGCCTGAAGGAACGCCGGCAGCCGGCTGAACACCTCATCCAGTGCGTCGCCGAACAGTTCTGCTTCCGCATTCTGTCGCGCCGCAATGTCGTTCGGCCCCTCGTTGCCGAGACGCTGGGCCGCCTCCGCATCCTTCGCCTGCGCCCGGCCGAAGGCGATTTCGGCAGCCTGCTTCACGCTGTCGGTCAGCACCCTGACGCGGCGATCCTCCTTCGGAATCTCCGCCATGAACCGGGCGCCGCCTTCACCCTTCGCCAGCCGCGCGACCTTCAGTCGGGCCTCGTTGGTCAGCGCCACGTCGAGCAGCATCGCCGCGTTGCGGATCACGTTCTCGCCCGGACTGCCGAGGTTGGCGGTGCCGCCGTGCAGTTCCTTGATGCCTCGCCAATCGCCCTGCGCGCCCTTCGATCCGGTCGACGCGCCGGCCTCGCCGACACGGTAGAACGGCAGGTATTGCGTGCGCTTCCACCGCGTCCGCACCTCGGGGTCGATGATCCCCTTCGCCTCGGCGAAGTCGAGGACGGCCCGGTTCCAGCGCTGGTACCCCTCGAACGCCTCCTTGAAGGCCGGCGTCTCCAGGCCGGTCATGGCGTCGATCTCGGCCTTGGTGAACAGCCGTTCCCGGCCCTGCGACAGCAGTTCCCTCGCGGACCGGCCGACGGCGTACAGCCAGAAGCGGTCGAGGTCGTCGGCGACGGGTTCGAGGATCTGCTTCAGTCCCTTGCCCTCGAAGCCGTGAGAGCCGTCCGGGCGGATCACCGGCGCGCCGATGGTCAGAGCACCCTCGATGAAGGATGCCTTGGCGCGGGTGAGCCGTGCCGTTTCGTAGGCGCCGACGGGAGCGATGCCGCCGGTCAGTTCCCGCTCCATTCGCTCGATGCCGTGCAGGTCGTCGAGGATGGACTGGCGGAACCGGGACCACAGGCTGGAATCGATCTGGTCGATGGTCTGCGTCAGGCCGATCTTGGACCGGGCGCGCAACAGCGCATCCTGCTCGAACCATGCGTTCGCCCCGTCACGGAAGCGCAAAAGCGGTTCCCGGTACGGGTTGGTCTGGATGAAGTTCGCCCACCAGTCGGAGAACTTCGGCGCCCGCGCGATGGCCTGCTCCGGCTGCGTCGCCCACAGGCGGACGAACTCGGCGAAGCCCTCATACAGCTTGGTGCTGTCGTAGCTGACGCCTGCCAGTTCCTTGCGGATCGGCTCGTTCGCCTTGGTCGCCGGGTTCCACTGCTTCTTGATTTCCGGGAAACGCTTGTCCAACAGGTGCGCGGCCTCGTGGATCGCCACTTCCAGATCGTTCGCGTTCTTCAGCCGGATTTCCTCGGCACGGATGCGGAAGAACCCGAGCATCTTGGACCGCTTGTTGATGCGGCCCTGGTAGAACGGCAGCCCCAGCGCATCGGCGAGCGGCTTCAGGATGTCCTCGCGACGGATCGGCGTGTCGATGTCGCGCGAGCCTGTCGCCGGCGTCTCCCGCCGCATGCCGACGTAGTTGTTCCCCGGTCCCGCCGCCCGCATGTCGGCATTCATCTGGTCGACGCTCATCGTCTTCGGCGCCGTCGTGCCGGGCGAGCGCGCCGCCCGCATGTCGGCGGCATCTTCCATCGGCGGCAGCAGGCCACCCTTCTGGCGCTGGGCCGTCAGGTCGAGGATGTCTCGGACCGAGGTCGCCGGCGCGTCGCCGAGCAGGGAAGGCCCTGCCTTCACCCGGCCGGCCTGATCCGCATAGAAGCGCAGCGCCTCGGCGATCCGCTGCCTTGAAACCGGCTTGCGGAACGCGTCGTCGGCGAACATCAGCTTCAGGAAGCCCGTCGCCTCCGGAGACAGCGCCGAGCCGAACAACTCGTCCTGGCGCGCGAGGTCGCCGACCTTCTGGTTCTCCGAACGCGCCTTCCGGACCAGCCGCACCGCATAGAGCAGATGGCGTGTAGGGTCGAGGTCCACCGGCATGCTGCCGGTCCGGGCCTGCTGCCGCATCCGCGCCCAATCAGCCGCCACGTCGGTGAGGGCGTTGCCGATCGCCGCGATGTTGTTGTCCCGGCTCTCCCGCAGCGTCGCCAGCAAGCCGCCGTCCTCGTAGGCGCGATGGAACAGCGCGTTCTCCAGCCGGCGGACGCCGTCCTGGCTCAGTTCGCCCCGCTCGCCGACCAGCCGGGCGCGGTCGTTCTCCGGCAGGCTGTCGAGGAACCGGCGCACGAACTCCCTGTTGCCGGCATTGGCGATGTCGCCGCCCCGGTACAGGTCGATAAGCCAGTCGGGCATCGAGCGGGCATCGCTGGCCGCCAGTTCCGACGCGCCCATGTCCAGCGTGGTCCGCTCGTTCGCCTCCCGGACGAACGCCTCCCGGTCCTGCGGCGTCAGTTCGGACGTGCGACGGCGCACCAGCACGGGCGCCTTCAGGCCGGCCGTGTCGTAGCCCTGCGACGCCAGCCAGTCCCGATATCGGGCCGCCGTCTCCGGGCTGTCCCGGTACACCTTGCGCAGCGCCAGCACGCGGCCGTTGCCGGACTCGACGACGCCATCCGGGCCGATGATGGGAGCACCCTCGGAAGCGGACGGCGAGCGGCCCAGCAGTTCCGGCGTCAGGTTCGACGCGATGCGGTTGACCTGTTCCTGGCTGGCAGCCCGCGTCCGCTCACGCGGCTGCAATGCCGTCGGGAAGCCCGGCGTGGGTCGGAAGTCCAGATCGTGGCTCGTCACCAGCCGGTCGGCATCCACCAGTTCGTAGGCAACGCCGACCCGCCGGCCGCGAGGCGTCACCACCTCGGATGCCCCGTCCTGACTCACAGGTGCCCGCTGGGGCGCCTCGGGCGGTTTGCCGCTATCGACCAACGGGGAAGCCGGCGAAGCCGTCTGCGGGCTTCCTGCGGGCGCGGAAGCGGCAGGTGCGGTATCCGCAGGCGGTGCCGGGGGCCTGTCCGGTTCCACGACACGCGGCGGCAGCACCGCCGGCGGCTCGGCGAAGTAGGGTTCCTGGCGCGTCTGCCGTGGCTCGGGGCTGACCGATTTCAGGAAGTCCTGTGCGGCGACCCGCGCCGATGTCCTTCCGCCGGGCAACGCGCCGCCCATCGCCGCCATGGTGGCAGCGCCGGCCACGATTTCCTTCGGACCGCCACCGTCTGCCGCCGCTTGCGCGCCGCCGACGGCGCCCATTCCCAGCGCCCGCGGCAGCCTCGCCAGCGGCGCCGTGCCCTTCAGCGCACCGCCGAGCAGTCCGCCGATGACGGCACCCTTGGCGGTTTCCTGCGGCCCCTCGTGTGCCCGCGCCAGCGCCTCGATACCGGCCATGCCGGGGACGGTTCCGACCGCACGGCCACCCAGCAGGTACTCGGTTATCGCCACCGGCGCGGCGCCGAGGCCCTGGTAGACCATGCCCCCCAGATCGGAAGACACGTCCGTTGGCTTTGGTGCCACGTCCTTTGCCGCCTGCCGCAGCCATGCCTCGACCTGCTCGGCGTAGCTGTCGCCCGCGTCGGCCGGTCCTTCATAGCCGGACAGTTCCGCCAGCTTCTGGCTGACACGGTTCACCAGCATCGCCGCGTTGGCGCCGGTCGTGTACATGCGCGAGGCGCCGGCGCGATAGCCCGCCAGCAGGTCGCCCAGCGGCTTCTCGAATCCTTGACCCCACAACTCCTGCGCGGTCCCGACAATGGTAGACGCCATGCCGTCATCATCCACCTGCCCCGTTGCCGGAGCCGCCGCATCCGGCAACGGGGCAGGTGGTGCCGGGGCAGGTGCCGCCTGAGAGCGCACCGGCGCCATGAACTCGGCCGGCCGGAGCGCCCGTGGCGCAGCCTTCGGCGTCAGGAACTCGCCGGGTGCGATGGTCTTCGCTGCGGCGGCCATTTACTCAGCCTCGACGAAGTTCTCGCCGTCCCAGCGGTACATCCTGCCATCGGAAGGCCGCATGTAGAGGCGGTTGACCTCCAGGCTGCCGACGTCGAGCGTGCCGTCCTGCGCCACCGGCGTAGCGCCGGCACGCATCCGCTCCAGCGCCTCCGGCGACGGGCCGCGCATGCGACCGGCGAGGTTCCGCTCGAACCAGTTGGGCGTCTCCGGCTGCGGCGCCGCCTCAACCGTCTGCGCGGACTCGGGAGCCTGCCCCGGACGGCCAGTGTCGAGCATGCCCAGGAACGCCTCGAAATCCGGATCGTCGCCGACCATCCGCTGGGTGGCGATGCGGTAGTCGCGCTCGATGAACGGATCATACTGCGTGTTCTGCCGGCCCGTGTTCGTCGCCTTCTGGGATCGGTCACGGATCTCGTCGCGCGGAACGGCTCCCGGATCGAGCGTCGACGCGAGGTTGCGAAGCCGCTCCCGCGCCGCCCGGATCTCGATGTTCGCCGCCTGCTGCGCGGCGCTGACCCCTCTGGAACTGCTCGGTGAGTCTCCGAGCTTCACGCCCCGCGAGCCATCCGGGTTCAGCACGTACACGCCATCGCCGAGCTCGACGGTCTGCACGTTCCGGGGCGCCGGGGCCTCCGAGCCGCCGACAGGATCCCACGACTGCGTGAGCGGGTTCCAGGTGGCCTTGTATTTTCTGCCCCGCTGGTCATAGAAGGATTCCGTCGCGGGCGCCTTGCCGGCCTGCTTCGCCCGCTCCAGCGCCAGCGCCCTCTCCTGCTCCTGCTGGCTCTGAAGCGCCTGGAACTGCATCTGCGTACCGAGCGGCGCGGTCATGTCGTTGCCCATCAGGGCCGCGATCATCGCCCTCTGGCCGCCCGTGCCTTCCGCGACTTCGCCCGGCTCCAGATACCGACGCCCGCCGCCGCCGCCCATCGTGTCGTCACGCTCCATCGCGTTCATGGATGGCATGGCCGACGTGTCCGGGTTCCGCCACGGCTCGCCGGCCTGTAGCGCCTGCGCCAGTGCGGTGCTGTACTCCTTCTGGCGGTCACGGTCGCGCCGCTGCTCCCGGTCGCGCATGAAGCCGCCAACGCCGCCCTGAACCACGCGCGCCAACGCCGCCAGCGGCGACGCCACGGGCGCGGTCGATCCGCCCTGCGCCATCAGCGCCTCGGCCATCCGCATGTTGGACTCGTAGTCCGGGCTGCGCTGGTAGAACATCGGGGGCTGGGCCATCAGGACATCGCCTCCACCTTGTCGGCAAGCGCCTTGGTCGCCGTCAGCAGCATGCCGAACGCATCCACGGTCGGGATCGACTTGCCGTCGCCCTTTCCGGTGATGCGCTGGAAGTCCTGCGCCATCGGGCCGATGTGACGGCCGCCGGGCTGGCCCATCGCCTGCGCCTCAGGCTTGTACGACCACTCGCTGGTCGGCATCATCCGCACCATGTCCAGCACGGCATCGGCGTCGACGACCTCGATGTCCTGCTTCATGTCGCGGTCGGAGAAGATGAACGGAATTGCCGCAGCGGCAATCGAACCGGCCGTTCCGGCAAGCGCGCCCGTGGTGGCGTTGCGGCTCGCCTGTTGCTGGTTGAAGGCGTTCATCTGCGCGTTGAACTGGTTGTTGGTCGCCCCGGTGATGTCAGCCGGCGCAACCTGATAGTTCGGCGTGCCGGGAAACTGCTGCATCCCGAGGCCCGGCGCGAAGCGCGCGTAGGCAGAAAGCTCCTGCAACGGCACCTGCCTGCCCAGAAGCGCCTCCTGAATGGCAGCTGCCCGCGCACGGTTGGCAAACTCAGCCTGCGACGTCACCTCGTTGCCGACCTGCTGGCGCCCCTGTAGCGACATGCCGAACGCACGCGCCAGTTCGTCGCCGCCAAGCTGGATCGCCCGCGTGCGCGCGTCCGCATACGCCTGGTTCTGCCGCTCGCCGAACTGCCGCTGTGCATCCGCGTAGGCTTCCGAGCCGAGCCGCAGACCTTGGTTCACCAGTCGCGTGTTCAGCCGCTCGTCATCTCGGTTGAACTGGTCGCGCAGCATCTCCGCCTGCCGGCCGTAGATGGCATCCTCGATGCGGCGACGTTCCGGCGCGAACTGCTGCGCCGTCATGACGGACGGCAGCCCCGACAGGTCAAGCGACGTGACCGCGCCCGGAGCCGACGAGAAATCCAGCGGCCTGATCTGGTCGACGCCAGTCAGCGCGCGGTTCAGAACCGTGTTGCCGAGCGCGTAGCCCGAAGCGATCCGCTCCAGTTCCGGCTGCGACGGCGCCTGAACCTGCGAATACTGGCCCGACGGCGACACGAAGAACTGGTTGCTGCCAAACGGCGTGAACGTCGGCGTCGAGTTGACGAACTGCGACGCAAGGATGGCGTCGATGTTCGCTCGCGACTGCGCCTGTGCCAGTTCCTGCGGATCAGGCGCCGACGGCGCGGACCCCGACCCCTTGCCCATCAGCAAACTCCTCCAGTTTCCACATCTCGAAAGCCTTTTCGCGCAGCATCCCATACGTTATGGAATCCCGCCGCCCGTCCCATGCCTTGGGGTGGACGCCTTCAACCTTGAACCCAATCTTCTCGTCGAACCGCCGTGCGCGCTTGTTGTCCCGCGCCGTGATGGTGGTCAATCGCCGGCAACGGTGCTTGACGAACGGGTACCAGAGCATCCAGCGGATCGCGTCGCGCGTCGCCCACATCGGGCTTTCCGAAGCCCCCGACAGGTGCATGTCGCCGGACTTGGCGTTGTGCCCGTGGTAGGCCGCCACCGCCAGCGGACGCTGCCGCAGATCATTCGCCCGCACGAAGGCAATCGAGTAGCACGGCCAGAACGGCACCGATCCGTCGTAGTCGGGCATCCGCTGCGCCGCCCACCGGGACAGGAACTCGTTGTAACCGTCGTCCACGGAGCGCGGGAATACCGGGACGATCTGGTGCGCCATCAGCAGCCCCACCGCTTCCGGGCCGCCTTCCCGCGCTCGCCAGTCCAAGAAGCCGACCGGGCACCATATTTGTTATGACGGCACCGTTCGTTCATGGTATGGTCCATCCATGAGAAAGCGCAGCAAAACCCAACGCATCTGCCCGTCGTGCGGGCGCATCGAAATGGTGCGAACCGACCAACTGAATAACGCGTGCGCGCCGTGCGGCAGAATTCGGAGCGGCGAATACATCGGACGGTTCGCCAAAGAAAACCCGGACATCGGCGCAAGAGCCGGGCGAAAGCACGGAATGCACTCGCACCGACTCTACCGCATCCACCAAAGCATGATGGCGAGGTGCGGCCATCGTTCGTACAGGCACCGCTTCGCAGATCGGTACGAAGACCGAGGAATCCGCGTCTGCGATGAATGGCATGATAAGGAAGCGTTCTTCCTCTGGTCGTTCGCAAACGGCTATGCCGACAATCTGGAGATAGACCGGGTTGACCCCGATAAAGGCTATTCTCCGGAGAACTGTCGCTGGGTGACACACAAGGAAAACCAGAACAATCGAACGTGCTCCCGATCAAGGCGGTGGTCGAAGCACGGGCCGAATTGCATAGAATGCGGAACGTCTAGTCGCCGGCATGTCGCGCACGGCCTGTGCAGCCCATGCTATCAGCGCGCCAGATCAACATCCCCATCGCCGCATTGACGCCTTCGCACGGGTAGCCGGGCCGTCCGCCTTCTTCACGACGCCGGCCATTCGGGCGCAGAACGACTTGTGCCTCGGGTTGTCCTTGTCCTTCGTAGGCGCTTGCAGGTTGCTCCCCGTCTCGCGGTTGTACTTCTCGCGGCCCTTGGCGGTCAGGCCGGCGCCCCGCGACACCGGCAACTTTTCGCCACGGCCGACCGACAGGTTCGGGCCGTCCTTCTTGCCCATCAGCGTGTCGGCCATCCGACGAGTGCGTGCGGCGTCCGACATCACAGGAACCCTCCCGGCTCGAACAGGTAGTCCGTCTTCAGGTACTGGACCTGCTGGGCATCCACCGAACACCGGATGCGCGCGGACGCCACCGTGCCGATCCCGACAACCGAAGTCGGCAGCATCACCGGGACCGGAGGGCCGGCCCAGTACGACACGTTCCACAGCGCGACGTCCCACACCGGCCCGCTTGCGGTCCCCGGCGTCGGGTTCGTCCCCGGCGCGCTGATCGCGTAGTCCACATTGAACTGAAGCGTGATGCCCAGCGAGCCGTCCGACCGGAACAAAGGCCGCAGCATCGTGTACCGCTTCATCGTCCCCGGCAGACCAGCGTCCGTGAAGGCTTGCAGGCAGTCCGCGTTGACCGGATCGCCGTCGTCGGACTCGCCGCTGTCAGCCTTGTAGACAAAGCCGTTCTGGCCGCCGAAATACAGGTCGTCGTTGAACACTTCCCAGCAGACCGCGTTCATGCCGGTGAACCGGCACCACGCGCCCGTCAGCACGTTCACCACATGCTGTTCGGCCTGCTCGCCCTCGACCGTCGGCACGTTGAACAGGCCCCAATTGCTCTTCGGGTAGCTGATCGCCTGCCAGCCGAAGTTGCCGCCGTAACTCAGCGCGGCCTCGCTCACCGCGTCCCTGATCTTGTCCGAAATCGCCTGTGCTTCCGCCTGCGACGGGTCCAGCCTCAGGACCTGTGACAACGGCAGATAGCCCTGATCCGTCACCACGATGAGGTCGGCGCCGAACTTCTCCATGCAACGGTAGCCAAGCGGGCGCCCGATGCGAAACACGCCGACGAGCGCGAACGTGTCAGCCGAAGCCGGGTCGGTGCCTTGGTAGACGGCAACCTCGCCGTTCGACGTGATGAACACCTGTAGGTCGTCCATGCCGTCGCCGCCGTCGCGGCTCCACGAACCGCCGGCAATGAGTTCGCCGCCAAGCTGGAATACTGCCCCGAGCGGGAACTTGACCGCCGTGCCGGCAATGGCGCCCGCGCTCAGATACCACGCATCGAGCGTGTCCTTCTCCACGAACCAGATGCGGCCCTTGTGGACCCATATGTTGATGAGGTTCGCCGTGGTCAGGCCGGATGCGCTGATGGTAGAGGCTGACCAGTTGGTGCCATCATACTGCCGGGGCGTGTCTGCGCCGTTCACAGCCAGCAGGAACGAGCCGCCGGACGTGGTGAAGTTGACGTGTTGCCACCGGCCGTTCGTCATCGACGCCACCACCGACGATGCCGTGCCGCCGGGCGTGATGTCGTAGATGTTGGTCGCGCTCGCCGCGAACAGTTTGCCACCAGCCGGCGACGAGTAGGCCATCAGCGCAAAGACGGACCCAACGCCGACGCCATCGGCAAACTCGGTGTTGCCGTTGCGGACCTGAAGGTAGCCGGTGGACGGAAACCAGTTGTCGAGGATGACGGCATCCAGCGGCGGCATGGCGGCGATGTTGTCGCGCGCGTTCCATCCGTCGGTCGGGGCCGGGAGGCTGTACTGTCGGGCCGTCCTGCCACGGCTCGGGCGACGCGCCATCAGAACAGGCGCAGGAGATCAGCCGTAGGCATCGGGATTGCCGCCCGAGAAGCTGCCCGAGGGACCGCCCCCGAACGCCGAGTTGCCACCCTCGCCGCCGAACGAAGCCGCCCACATCTGCTGCGGCGACAACTGCTGCTGACGCGGCTGCTGGCGCATCAGTTCCGCCGCGATCAGGCTTTGGATGTCCGCTCGCGACGGCTGCATCTGGCCCGTCTGGAACGGCGTCGCCACGTTCAGCACGTTCTGCATGCCGGCCGGCGCCCGCGCGCCGCCCAGCAGCGCCTCGGCATAGCGCCGGGACATCGCCATCGGCGACTCGTTGGCCGGCGGCATCGTCAGCGCCATCGGCGCCATGCCCATCATGCCCTGCGTGCCCTGCTGGGGCATTGTAGCAGCCTGCGGGGCCATGCCCGGCGACTGCATGCGCCCCGGCCCCAGGATGGCGTCAGATGCGCCCTGTAGCGACCCGTAGCCGAGGAAGTTGTTCCCCGTGGACGGGCCGTCACCACGCAGCCGCTCCATCTCCAGATACGCCTGCATCATCGGGTCGACGCCAGCGCCTCCGGGCATCATGTTCATCGGCATCGGCTATGCTCCATATCCGGTTTCCGGCAGGTTCTGAGGCCCGAGCAGGCGCCACGAACGGTTGCCGGCAAGGCTCAGGTTCGGAGCCGGGCGGGCCTGCGCCAGAAGCCGCGAACGGCGGCGCTCGTAGTCGTTGCGGAGGTCGCCGTAATTCAGTCCCTTCTGACGCAGGAACCGCCAGACTATGCCGTCCTTCATCAGATCTTCGTCGAGGATACCGACATCGGTATCCGCCGCCCACGCCGCCTGCGTCGTGCCGCCAGAGGACGCGCACCAGTGCGACGACACGTACATATACGCCAGCGTGTCGCCGTTGGTGCCCGGCGTCGGCTCCAGATACACCTTGGCGTCGTTGGAACTCGTGCCACGCCAGATGACGTAGCGCGTGCCCACCGGACTGCCCGCGACCATCCCGTACTCGATGGCCTGCCACGTCTGCGGCGTCAGCGGCCCCCACACGGGAAGCCGCTCGGCCGCGTTCCAGAACGTGTTGACGATCTGCCAGTTGAAATCAGCCGGCAGCGCGTATTCCTGCTGCGACGCTACCGTGGTGATCGTGGCCGTGCGGTACAGCAACGGCCACGCCCGTTCGGCAAGGTCCACGCCTTCCTGATTGGCGAACGCCAGCAGTTGCAGCGTGGTCGTGTCCGTCGAGCCGATGACCGAGACGGGCTGCTGCACCCCGATGAGGTTGGCAGCCGCCTGGATCATCGTCAAAAGAGACATCAGGGAGCCGAGAACCAAGTGTTGGCGCCGGTCGAGAAGTACACGGCGCCCACGGTCGTCGCCAGCGAGTCAGACGCACCGCCGTCCACCGTGCCGGTCGAGTACGGGTAGACCGTCAGGGTCTGCGCGCCGCTGTTGCGGACCACGCACATGTCGCCACTGTCCGGGTTCGCCGGCAGGATCACGCCGGTAGAGGTCGCCGTGGTGGCGATGTTGTTGAACGACGCCGTGAGCTGGAGGGCGTCCGCCTGCGACGAGCCGGCAGCAGTCAGGCCGGTGGAAGCCTCGCCCGCAACCTGCTTGGCGGTGCCGGCCGGAAGGCCAGCCGCCATCATCTTCCTGATGCTGGACATGATGTGTTCTCCCGCGGCCGTCAGAGGGCCGGCTGTTCGGGGTTCTTCCGGGGACGGCCCGGCCCACGGCGGGGCGCTTCGCCCGTCACCGAATCCTCGTCATCCGACGCTTCCGCGGCAGGCGCCGCCTTCGCCGAAAGCTGGTCCTGAAGCTGCCTGATCTGCTCGAAGGCCATGTTGAGCAGCTTCGTGCTCTCGTCTTTGTCGGCCTTCAGGCGCTCGGCTTCGTCGCGCGTGCGGCGCTGATCCACGAACTGCTGCGCCATGCGCTTCAGGTGCGGGCCGCCCATGATGCCGCCGACGAAGTTCTCCGACACCCCGGCCATCTGCTCGACCGTGAAGATGTTGGACGCCTTCAGGATGCGGACCTGATCCGCACTTAGCAGGTTCCAGTTCTCCAGCGGCGTGCCATACTCGCCGCCGGTCTGGTTCTTCCACGCATGGTAGTAGACCGCGTATTCCTGCCGATGACGGTCGGTCACGATCTGCACCGGCACGTTGCCGGCGTCACCGGCACAGCGGAACCGAACCATCTCCCGCGGGAACCGGCTGACCACGGCGCCGTTCTGCTTGACTTCCACCTCCTGAATGAAGAACTCGGGAATGACCGAGTTCGGAGGGGCCGCCTCGCCGTAGTTCTCGCCGCGCCAATACTGGCCGTTCGGAGGAAGGCTCATGTCGTCTCCTTGGAAGGCGCCCCGTACTTGAGGCGGTTGAGGCTTTCGCACATCCACGGGATCAGGCCATCGCCAACCACGTCGATGCGGCAATCGTTGAGTGCGCGCGTGTACAGGGCATCGAAGTCCTGCGCCTGCGCCGCCAAAGCGGGGCTGGTCCGGAACATCCGGCCGTTGTACTCGACCTCGATTTCATCACCGGCGCAGGGCATGAAGCTTTCGACCTGCCGCCGGCCATCGTCAAAGGACGAATCCAGCCCGTAGGCGACGAACCGCCGGAACCCGCTGAACTGCCCCACGGAGAACCACCGGATGGCAGCCGTGCCGCCGCCGGGGATCATGTAGCTGACCGGGACCGCCCGGTTGTGCTTCGACACAAGGTCAGCGATGTCAATGCCGCCCAGCGTCTCGGTAGGCACCCGCGCGTGCCACAGCACGACGTTGTGCCCGGCCAGCCGGTCGAACGTGCTCGGGTGGCATTGCGAGGCGACGAGGTAGTTGATGCCCTGCTGCGGCGCGAACACGGCCGCCAGTTCCGGCGTCGAGTCCAGAAACAGGCACGCATCCGGCTTGATGCCGCGGCGGAGAAGCCAGTCGTGCGCGCCATTGACGCACACCAGCACATCGCCGGGCCGCTTCTCGATGGTGTAGCGTTCCACGCTCGGCGACGTGGCGACGATGACCAGTCGGCCGGCATGCAGCTCGGATGGCCCGAGTTCCGTAAGCCGACGCGCCAGCGCCGACATGATGTTGGCGACCAGCGGTTCGGGATCGTCCCAGCACCGCGTCGTGACCGTGAGCGGAACCAGAGGGGCGGGTTGCCCCGCCCCTCCGATAGCCGGCATCATCAGGCCGCGAGACCCGTCGCCAGTCGGCTGACCGGGTTGGACGCGATGATCTCCGCGTTGGTCGCGGCAGTCACCGCAGCCACCGCCACGACGCCGTTGATGAGCACGCCCGCCGACGCATCGTCCAGCACGCCGGCCGAAGCCGTCGTGTAGAGCATGGTGTCGGCAGCGCACGACGCCGACAGACGGCACTGGATGTTGCTGCCCTTCAGGGCGACCCAGCCAAGGTCGTTGTCGGCGAACGCCACCTGCGCGAAGCCGATGAAGTCGCCAGCACTGCCGGACGCCTCCGTCGCCAGCGTGGTGGTGATCGGCACCGCCTGAAAGTCTTCGTTGATGAGCACGCAATCGTACTGCGTGATGGCGGCGCCAGCCTGGACGTACATCCAGCAAGTGCCGTCGGTGCCGTAGTCGAGGGTGCCGAGAGGGAACAGCGCGTTCACCCCGTCGGTCGAAGTGCCGGCGGTCGTCTCCGTCAGGTTGACGCCAATCCGGCCGCTCTGCGAGTAGGCCATTTCATACCTCCGAAACGACGAGGGGCGCCCGAAGGCGCCCCTGCGTCACTAGTGTTGATGCATCAGCGTCAGGCGACGATGACGCCCTGGAGCTTGCGCGCCGAGACGGTCATGTTGCCGGCCCACGCGATCAGCCGGACGCGAGCGTCCTGGTTGGTCGCGTAGCGGTCGGGGTTCAGCGGGACCATGTTGCGGTCGCGGTGCGGACGCCAGTGCAGGTACCGGGTGTTCAGGAAGTACATGTGCGCCGACGGCGCAGCGCCGTCGAGGCCGCCATCGAACAGGACGTCCGCGCCCATGAAGTCGAGGCCACGGAAGCCCGCCGACGCCGACCGGCTGTTCGCCTCCGTCAGGCGCTGGATGGCCTGAAGCGACTCCCAGTAGTAGCGGAAGTAAAAGTTGTCCGCCACGATCAGGTCCGGACGGTCGCTGTTCCGCGAGCAGTCCAGAAACAGCGTGTTCATCGCCGTCTGGATGGTCGCGGGACCAGCCGCCACGCCGTTGGCGGAGAAGTCGTACACCTGGTTCTGCCACCAAGTGTAGGTGCTGGAGTCGATGCCGCCAACGGTGCCGGTGCCGGCGTCCGCGACCAGCGACTGGAGGCCGTTGATCTGCTTGCCGCCCGACGCCGTGCCGTTGGAGTAGATGTCCGTCGACAGGTTGTTCATGAACTCGGACTCGGCGGCGTCGATGCGGGCCGCCATCAGGCGGATGACCGCTTCAGGGCCGGAGTTCCGCAGTTCGTCGAGGCCCGACATGGTGACGGCCACGGCCGCCTGCTTCCAGTCGAACTCCGCAGCCGTCAGCATCTGCTGCTGCGAGATGTCGAGGGTGTCGTAGCCCGAGTAGCGGGTGTAGTTGCCCGGACCCTGGTACTTGATTTCCTCGACGATCTTGTAGCCACCCGGCACCGGCTCGGCATTGCCGCGACGGTTCAGGTAGTTCAGGAGCGCGACGTTGTTGGTGATGTTGTCCGCGAGCTTCTTCCGACGGTTGTAGAGGGTCGTCGTGAAGATATCGTCGAACGTCGAGTTCGGCGACGCCATGTCTCAGTTCCTTCTAGACTTGCCAGCCGCGCGCACGCGCTACAGCGAGCGCCGTGTCGAGGGCCGTGGCGGTGGGGATCTCCGGTTGCATGCTGACGCCGGCACCTTCGCCGACGACGGAAGAACCGGCACGTCTGGCCTTCTCCGACCGCTCCCTTGCGTCCTGCTCCGCCCTCCGCCTGTCCGCAGCCTGCTGCGCGGACTGGAGCTTGGCCCAGGTCTCGGGATTGGCCCGAACGGCCCGTTCATAGGCATCCTCAAGCGTGAGAAACTGGCCGCGCTGCTGCGCCGCCGTCATCATCACGCCCATGTCGTACCTGACCTCGTTGAAGTACGGCCGAAGCGGCTTGCCCGCTTCGTTAGCCGCCGATGCGAACTCCGCAATGGCGCCGTCAACCTGCGCCTGCTCGGCCTGCTCCGCCTGCTGCTGCCAGCCTCTGAAGCCGCCGCTGAGGCGCTGGATGGCTTCGTCACGGCGCTGAATCTCCGCCATCAGGCGCTGCTCGACCGCGCGAACCGCCGGGTCGACGTATTCCTCTTCGGCCGCGGCCTGCGGCTCGGGACCGGCCAGTTGCCGCAGGTCGACGCCCTTGGTCGCCGCCATGTGCCGTAGGAAGCCGGCCGGGTCGCGCGCCAGCCACTGGCCCGCATGGTGCAGCGACGCGACGTACTGCGCCTCCGTCATGCCATTCGTGCGGATCGCGTCGCGAACCGGCGCCAGAAGCTGGTCAATCGGCTCGTAGGTCTGGCGCCAGCGCGAAGCCTCGCCGTTCAGCCGTTCGCGCTCTTCCGACACCCGCCTGTGAAAGCCGATGAACGTCTCGCGACCTTCCTTCGGCAACTTGCGGAACGCTTCCTGCTCGGCCGCCGTCCACTCGTTCGGCGGCTCGATCTCATCGCCGGCGTCGTCCGTCGCGGCGCCGTCGTCCGCGTCCTGCGGCTTCGCCGCTCCCGTCGTCTCGCTTTCCTGAGAAACGAGCGCGGCATCGTCAGCGTCGTCGTCCGCATCGGCCGGGCGAACTCCATTCAGGAAATCCTCGGCGTTCAGAGCCTTGGCCGCGTCCTGGATGTCCGCCTCGATGTCCGTTACCGGCATGAACCCTCCTGAATCAAAAAGGCGCCCGAAGGCGCCTCAATCCGCATCCGATGAAGGCGACGATCAGCCGCCCATCACCTTCCTGTAGGCCATCGCCACGTCCGCCGCCGACGACGGCAACCGTCCCGGCTCGCGTCGCGTGATGGCGTTGAACTCGTTGCCGACCTCGATCAGCCCGTGACGCCGGTTCTCCGCGCGGAAGGCCGACTTGCTGTCGTAGAACTTCCCCGTCCTCGGATGGCGCACCGCATCCATGCTGTCGCCGATGACGTGGAAGCTAGCCCGCCCATCCGACAGCGGCGCGGCCTCCGACTTCGGCACCAACTGGCCGTCGCGCATCACATACGTCGTTCTCATCAAACCGCCCCGTCCTGACGCTGCGGAAGCGACTTCAAGGCGGTCCCGAAAGCGTCGATCATGGAATCCGCCTGTCGCTGCGCGCGGTCGGCAGCGTCCTCGCGGATGCCCTGCGCGAACTTTTCCGTGTCGAGCGCGAAACGCCGCTCCTGCAACGCCTGCCGCGCCGCCATGTCCTGAATCTGGGCCGCCAACTGGTTCTGCTGGATTGCCAGCGCCTGCATGCCGCGCGCCGTCTCGCTTTCCTGCCGTCCCTGATCCCGGCTCAGACGTGCCTTTGTGGTCGCCTGCTGCGTCATCAGACGAGCCGCGTCCATTTCCTTCTGGTGCTCGAACCGCTGCTGGTCCAACTGGATCTTCGCGACCTTCGCCGGGTCCACCGCGTTCTCCTGAGCTGGTGGCTGGTTCATCGCCTGCTGGACCAACTGGTTCAGCGCCTGCTCGAATGCCGCCTCCACCGGGCGACCCTTGCGGAACGACCGCACGCCCATCATCAGCAACTCGCGAAACAGCGGCGCACCAGTCGGCATCGACTGGATCGCCGCGTACATCTTCTCCATGAACGGCGTCACGGCTTGCAGGAACGCCACCGTCTCCTGCTGTTCCTGCTGGCGATCCGGCAGCACCGTCGAGTCCGTTTCCACGTCGATGCGGAACGCGCGAAGTTTCTGGTTCCGCAGCAGGTCCACCGCCGCCTGAAACCGCGGCATCGCCTCCGGATCGGTTGCGTTGCCCGGCATCTCGGCATAGCCGGAAATCTCCGCCAGCGTCTCCGGCGAGAACTGCTCGGCCATGACCTCGGCCTTCAGCCGCAACACGTCCCGCGCGAACCGCTCCACGTTGGCCTTGCGCTCGCTCAACCGAAGCGACGCGAACTGCGCCTTCATCTGCTGCGCGCCCAACGTCTCCGAAGCCTTCGACGCACCCCGGATCACATCCGAGATGCCCGTCACCTCGTACAAATCGCGCTTGATGACCTCCCGCATCTCGGTCAGAACCTGAATCGTCTGAACGACCGTATCCAGCGGGAAGAAACTGAACGCGCCCCGTGCGCCGCCCTTTTCAGCAAACATCGCCCAGTTGTCTACCGGGATCATGGTGTTCTCGTAGCCACCATTGAAGATGTTCTGCATGTTGCTGTTCTGCGTGGCGAGCTCGCCATCGTAGAAGCCTATGACGCGAACAGCCTGCAACAGCACATAGATGCGCGCGGTTAACTCATCGAGTTCGTCGGCCTGCGCCTGATACTCGACAAACTCCGGAACCGGAACCAGCGTGTCCGTGGTCGTGGTGTCGTACAGCGGCTTCGGACACGGAAAGAACGCCTCCAGCCCGAGCGGGTCGCTCTTGCTGTCAAGAAGCCGCCCCTTCAGGCCCGGACTCAGCCAGTAAACCTTGCGGCTCTCCTTGTCCCACACCTCGTAGACGACACCGCGCTGGAAAACCTCATTGCGCTCTTCCTCGCGACGTTGGTCGGTTTCCTCGAACTCCTTGGGCTTCCACGTCAGGCTGACCTTCTCGCCGATCTCGCCGAACCGCTCGACAAGCTGCGCGCGGGTCATCATCTCCCGCTTCCAGACCGCCCGGACCTTCTCCCACGTCGGCGCGATGGTATGACCGAAGTCGCCCCAGTTGACATAATCGCACCGGGCTTCCTCGTAGAGCACCGGCCGGAACGGCTCGCCAAGCACATACGGCGCACCCGTCATCGGGTCGATCTTGACCGCCCCCGGCTTGACCGGCGCCCCCTCCGCCGACAGCAGCGTGCCGTCAGGCATCAACTCGACCGGAACGCGGGTCTCCTGCTCCGGGCCGAACGTCGGCACGTAGCGAACCCACGCCTGTCCACGCGCCGCCAGCAGGTAGTCATCACGCACGTTCTTCATCACGCCGTCGAAGTCGTACTGCTCGACGCCGTAGGACAACGCGCGCTCAAGGATCATCGAGGCCGTGCGGCCTACCGGATCTTCGTCACCGTACCGGCGCGAAACCTCCGGCTTGGGCGAGCGGCCGTACAACGCCGGCTGCAACGTGCGGATGTTCGACCAGAGGATGTTGAGGCGGCGTTCCTGCGTGCCCCTGAAAGCCAGATCTACCTGACTGTCGTTGCCCGCATACTGCTCGGCGCGGAACCGCTCGATGATCTTGGGAACGCGCGTCTTCCACCTGGCGAACACCTTGTCGTAGGCGTCAATCTCGCGCATCCATCGGACGTAAACGCCCTCTTCGCCCGTGCCGAGATCGGAAGCCTCGGTGACGGCGCCGCCGTCCTCGACCACGGTCAGGGCGCGGCCTCAAGCGCCGTCAGACGCGCATCGAAGCCGCGCGCCAGAAACAACAGCAGTTCGTCGGTGCGGAAGCTGTACAGGTTTCCAGCCTCTTGGGCGGGGATGCTGCCGTCAGCCTCGGTCGCGGCCCACTCGTCGTAGCAGATGAAGCCGTAGGCGAACGGGTCGAGGTCGTGCGCCTCCATGATTTCGATGGCCCGCTGGACCGTCAAGCCGACGTGATGCCGGGCCGCATCGCCCTTCACGGCAAGGGCGTCGAGGAACCGGAACGTGCCGATCTCGGCCGCCAGCGCCTTCGCAGCCGCGATTTCTTTTGGGTCGAACGGCGCGACAGCCGTCTTGACCCGTGCATCCGACGTATTGATGGTGCCGGTCGCAGCGTAGACGGTGCCCCACTTCGACGCTGCGTCGCCAAGGTTTTGCGTGCCGTCTGCCTGCGGGTAGAAGTTTCCGCTGCTGTCAAGGTTGAGCCGGGACGATCCAGCCGTGTAGAACTTGAACTGGTCGTACTGGTGCAGATACTGGACCTGACCGGACACAGCCGACGCAGGATCTCCGAAAGCCAGCAACCCTTCCGAGTTCGCGCCGCCAAGGATCGTCAGGCCAGAGTTGCCGGAGTTCTCCAGCACCAGTTCATCCGCGCCGGCATTGACGGACGTTGCGCCCGTGCTCGCCGTCTGGACATGCAGATGGCCGAAGGGCGCCTGCGTGCCGATGCCGACGTCGCCGTCCGACGCGACGGACAACTGGCTCGGCAGACCGAGCGACTGGCCCGCCCGGCCAAGAACGGAGCGCAGCATCAGGTGCCCTGCCCGAACGTGAAGTACAGCGTCGCCGACTCGCCCGAAGCGCAGATCGCCGAAATGTACTCATCGTTGCTCTTGGAAAACACCTCGACCACGCCCGCCGGAACCGGCGTGCCCGCCGTGACCGTCGCCGCGACGGTCGAGTCCCCCGTCTTCAGGAACGCCGTGTTGGCGCCGAGGTTCACCACCCGGATGGTCGACGCGCCGGCCAGACCCTGCACCGACTGGGCCGTAGCCGTCGCGGACAGTGTGACGGTCGTCGCGTTCAGGCCGAACGGAACTGGCTGCATGACGTCACCTCAGATCAATCCAGACCGCTGCGACGGCCGGTGCGTTTTCCAAAGCATGTCCATCGTGACGTGCTGGATGCCGTGCTTGGCGGCGTCCGGCGCCTTGCGGACGCTGGGGCGACCGAGCCTGTTGACGTGGCGGCCGATCATGCTCAGAACGTCCACTTGGTCGTCGTAGCGTCCGGCGTCGAACTTCATCATCTCGTTGACGAGGCCGCCCCGGTCGTCGAACACCCACGGCGCGCTCTTCGGCAGATGCACCCGGCCCATCTCGAACATGCCGCGGATCGCCTGCGCCTTGGCCGCCTTGTCACCCTGCCTGGACGTGCTCGGCAGACCCGTCCGGCGCACGAACAGCTTGCGGTTGCGCTGCATCTGGTCGAGGAAGCCCGCCATCGTGTTGGCGATCCCGCCCTTCTCTTCCAGCCACTCGCGCGGCTTCCACTTCTCCATCAGGTCGCACATGGCGTTCGCCCACACCATCGACGTCGCCTGTCGGCGCCACCAGTCAAGAACGTAGACGTCGCCGTCGTGGTCAACCCCAAAGACGCCGTGAACCGTGTAGTCGCCGGAGCCGTCCCTAGTCGCATAGTCGGACGCGCCAATCACCCGCATGGGTACGCGCTTCAGCAGGTCGACCGGAGATCCCTCGTAGAACTTCAGCCACTCGTTCCGGAAGAAGTCGCCATCGTCAGGCGTCGGGCGCTGCTGGTAGAGGGCTGACCAGTCTCGCATCGGCAGGTTGGCCCGGATGCGCGCCAGCCGCTCCTTGTCAAACGCTTCGGGCCACAGCGGCTCGCCAACCTGGCGGCCCATCTGGTCGCCTTCCAGCGCAAGGGCAGGCAGGTCAATCAGGTGCCAATCGTCGCCGCCGTTCTCGGCCTGCGACAGCAGCCATCCCGACAGGTCGTCCTCGTGCCATCTGGTGCTTATGACGATCACGGCGCCGCCCGGCGCCAGCCGCGTGTAGGCGGTCGACGTGTACCAGTCCTTCACCCGGCGACGCATCGTCTCCGAGTCGGCGTCCTCGCGGTCCTTGTGCGGGTCGTCGATGACCAGATAGTGAGCACCGCGTCCAGTGATCGCGGTGCCGACACCGGCGGCCACATACGAGCCGCCCTTGGAAGTGTGCCACCGATCCGACGCCCGGCTGTCGGACGCTAGTTCCACGCCGTTGAACGCCCGCCCGAACTCTGGCGAGCCGACGATGTTCCGCACCTCGCGGCCGAAGTCTCCCGCGATCTCGCTGTTGTAGCTGGCCGTGATGATCGTCCGCGTCGGATTCTTGCCAAGCAGCCACGCGATGAACCGCTTGGACGCCAGTTCCGACTTTCCATGCCTTGGGGGACAGGCGATCATGAGGCGGTCGATCTCGCCCCGTTCGACCGCCTCCAGTTTCTCGGCGATCAGGCGATGGTGACGCGCCGCCGTGTAGTTCGGGAACGTGTAGTTGACGAACGGGATCAGCCGTTCCTGCGCCAGGCGGCGCTTGTAGTACTCCAGTGCCGCCCGGACCTCGGGATCGTTCGCCAGCACCTCGTCAACCGTGCGATAGGTTGACGCCATGCAGCACCCCGAAACGACAAAGGCCGCCAATCCCTTCGGACGGCGGCCTCGGGCGCAATGCGCCAGACTAGGTTCCGTAACGCCTTAGCATGAGCCGGGGCGGCAGTCAACCCGTTGGTGGTGCTCTCTTACTCCGCAGCCACCCAACCCTCAATCCGGCCACCCTCCCCGCGCGGCGCCATCCGCCAGAACGCCACCAGCGCATCCAGCCCCTCCAGCAGGCGACGACGGTGCCGGTCGAGGGCATGCCGGCCCAGCTCGTCAAGGGGCACCGCGCGCCATTCCGGCTCGAGGTCGTACACGGCAACATCGAGCACGTCGGAAAGCGTTTTCCAGCCGAGCCGCTTGACCACCATTTCCGCGTCCCGGTAGCCTCGTTCGGCGCGTTCCTGGCGCTCCAGTGCCTCCGGAGAGGCGTCGCCGGCACCGGGAATGCGAGGCTCCATGTTGGCGGCGGCGGCTGTGGGCGAGCCGTAGCGGCGCATGTGCAGGTCGCGGAAGCGGTCCCCGGCGGCGCGTTGGGCAGCCGTGATGATGCCGTCAATGTAGAGCCGCCCGAGGACGGTCACGGTATGGTCGAGGCTCCGGCCGCTCGGCACGTTGGGCCGGAAGGCCCCTGCTACCACGGTCATGGTCCCGTCCCCCTTCTTCCGCACGGCGACTTCGATGTAGGGTTCCCCGCCGGCAGAGAGTGCGCGGAAGGTCTGCAAGGCATCCGTGCCCCGGTCGGGGCGGGTCTGGCGCTCGCGGTAGGCGCGCTGGCGGGACGCGTTGTCGAGGTAGAGGCGAGGCTGGCCCATCAATGCACCCCTTCGCCGCCGGTCTCGTCGTCATCGCCGTACACGACCGGCACACTGGCGAACTCCAGTATAGCCGATGCGGCGCGTACCTTCGTGCCGGCATCAACGCCGGGCGTCGTCAGGACTTCACCCAACTGCCGGAGAGCCAGCGTCACCAGCATGGTCATGTCGATCGGGATTGCACTCACGGCTTCACATCCCCCGATCCGTCTCAATCGGTTGCCACGCCATCAATCCCGCCCCTTCTTCGACGGCGCCAGCAGCTTCCGCCGAAATGACGCCACCCGGCACCGATCCGAACAGAACCGACGCCGCTTCGTCGCCATAACACGCTTCCCGCACACCTCGCACGCCACCTCCACGATCCACCCATCCGCATCCGCCTGAGGCGCTACAGGAGCCTCGACGACAGGATCGGGCGCGACCACTGGCGCAGGACGCCGGTCCGGCTCACGGGCCACCACATGGGCAACAGCAGCCTTCGGCGCGTTCTTGCACGGGCGGCCACACCACTTCGTCGAAGCGCAGACCGGGCAGGGTTCAGACAGGCGCATGTTACGGAGTACCGTTGCAGGTGTTACGGTGCAGCGTAACTGATACGGTCGAGCGTTACGAGGGAATGTGGCGCAGATTTGGTGGAGGGTCATCATCAGCCATCACGCTCGGCCCCGCCTGCCGCCGACCCATCCCCCGGCCTAGCCCGAGGGCGGGCGGGAGTGTCTTTCGTACCGGGTAGGGGGGGGCAGAGGTCGCGCGCATAACAGTGAATATGGAAAGCGCGAGGCTAAGCCGTTGTTTACGTTGACGTATCCGCGCTGTCGCCTGCATCGGGCACGGGCACAACATCTGGTATGCCTGGCGTCACGTCGATCAGATCCGAACCGCCCGAGCCGATGAGGCGCGACGCCTCGTCAGGGTCAATGCCGCGCTCGCTCAGAAGCTGCGCCACATAGCGGCCAAGATCCGGAGTTGCCATTGTTTCTAACGCGTTAGCGTTGCTGGCGTCGACGTTGACGGTCGTCTGGATGGCCTTGCCGAGAACGCGGTCGAGAACGTCGTGAACCGCCGACATGCGCGCGGAGGCCGGCGCGTCAGGATCAGTCATGATCGAGTGCGCCACGTCCACAGCATCTGTCACGATAGCGCGAAGCTTCGCTGCAGCTACGGCGGGATTCTTCGCTCCGGCCTTAGGGCCGAGCGGGTTTCCGGACTGTCCAGGCTTCCATAGTCTGAGGTTTGCGAGGCTATTTGGGTGCGCCTGGCGCTTAGGCTTATCGGGATTGTCGTTCACAGAGGTCGGCTCTGTGCCTGTGCTCTGTGCTTTGCGGGCTTGTGCGCGTGCTTTTGGGCCTGGACGCTTACGGTGCCGCGTGGCAGATGAGGCCATTTCTGCGGCTCTAGTCGGCGCGGCGCTGCTCGAAGTGAGCGGCGTGCAGGATGCCGTCCTGATGGGCGATGGCGCGGTCTGTGCCGGGCGATGGCAGGGGGCATCCGAGAGGCGCGCGAGAGCGGCCGGCGCTAACTGCTGAGGTCGGCGCGAGCTCGTCCGTATGTAACGCATCACACATGCTGTCACCCTACCACGAACGGAGCGCGATATCTAGTCGGGCGCGCCTGTCGAGCGGCGACGACGTGCGCGGGCGATCCAATGCGCGAGCGCCTCCCGTGCGACGTCTGACCGGGAGCGTGTGCCGCGTTCGGTGTCGAGGTCGGCAAGCTCGGCCGGCGTGGCGTAAACCTGGATCACGGCAGTCTGCGTGCGACCTGCGGGGCGACCCGGCTTGCGTTTCGGTTGCTCGTCCATGCCCACAACATAGCCAGCCAAATTATTTTTGCAAGGTCGCGATTTTCCCCTTGCGTGCCCCGTTCCGTGATATTAAGTTATCCATATCGGAACAGCGCGGGAGCACACACAAACCAGACACAAGCCGACGCCTTCTACGGGGCGACACATAAGGGGAGATGCAACCCTCGTAGGCACGGATAAGGCGGCCAAAACATAGTGGCCTCCGACCGTTACAAGGAAAACAAGAGCATGTCTCGGCAAGCCCGGCGCGATCCCCGCGCTGGCCAGGACATGCTCTAGGGTGCGTCTCGGCAAGCCCGGCGATCATGCCGGGGCTTGATGGAGGCGCAACGCAATGACCGAGGATCAGATCGAACGCTGCGTTGAATCGATGGTGAATCGACTCGATGCGCGTTTCTTAGCGTCTGATATGTCGCAGTCTGAATACGACAAGGAAATGCGCCATATCGACCAGTGGGCCACCCAGCAATACCGGACGGCCGAACCCAACGGCTGACCATCAAGCCCGCTCTACGGGGCGGGCTTTCCCAGACGCACCCTGACAGCATTCCGGCAAGCCCGACCGTTCCGGTCGGCTTGGAGGGAGAGAGACATGGCATACCTGAGCACCAAGTACGAGATCGCGGCCCGGCATCCTGACGGGCGCGCGTTCCTGATCGCCTACGCGGCCCGGCTGTCCAACGTCACGCTCACCAAGGCAATCCACCTGCGCGGCGAGCACGTCGTCGCCAAGCTCGGCATTTCGGGCGATACGCAGTTCACCCCCAAGCGGCAGCCGCGCCCGCATACGCAGCTCGGCGAATGGTGGGTCGGCTTCACCGGCCGCACCATGCATGACGTCGAGATGGACGGCAAGCCGCTCCCCTTCATCGGAGCCTGAAACCTCCAAGCCCGCGCGTTGCGGGCTTCCCAGAATGCTGAGAGGGAGAGACGATGGCACAGTTCCGATACTTTACCACTTGCGGCGGCGCCGTGGTTCGCCTGGATATGGTCCACCACGACGGCGCGGTTTCGACGGCGGCTCGTCACTTCACGGGCAAATGTCCGGCATGCGGCGAGCGGCATACGGTCGAGCGCAAAATCGAGTTCAAGCGGTTCCCGTCGTTCCACAGATGCGACGCACGCTGCACCGACGCCAAGGGGCGCAAGTGCGAGTGCGAGTGCGGCGGCGAGAACCACGGCAAGGCCGCCTGATCCACCATTCAAAGAGCGTCCGCATCTTACCATAGGTGCGGGCGGATAGGGAGAGAGACATGACCCGTCAGTTCAATGACATGCTGCAATGGGACGACAAAACCGAACGGTTCGCGCCGGGCTGGTACGTCGGCAGCGAAGACGAGAACGGCGCGCATCGGCGCGATGAACAGGGCTGGCCGTACAACGTGCATCGGCGCGGCGGCGACGTCGGCGTAACCGACATGGTGCTCTGCGGTGGCATACAGGCCAAGGGCGACGCCTACGAGATCGCCCGCATGCTGAACCATCGCTTGGGCATCGACCGCTACCGCTGACCCTCCGGTGCGCCGCTCGCCAACGCGGGCGGCCATCCCGAGGGACAGCCTCGACTGCGGCTGCTTCAGGCCGCCGATCTGATGGAGGATCGCATGAGCAACCACTACACCGCCGCCGAACTGATCGCCGCCGCCAAGGCGTACATCGCGGCCGATGCCGAGCGCATGGCACGCCGCCCAGAAGGCTATCCGCGCGGCGCATGGCGCACCGCCAACCCGGCCGAACCGATGCCCTGCTACGAGGTGCGCGACTCCGCGATGAAGACGCGGCCGATGCGCCACCTGACGTTCGACAGCAACGGCAACCCGTATGACTTGTGGGTGTGGTCGACCGGGGCGCGGGCGTTCGTGGTGGAACACATCGACCTGCGCGCCGATGACGCCGACGCGCGGCTCGCCCGCTACGCCGCCCGCTGACCTTCCGGTGTCCGGCTGCCGCATCCGCCGCAGCCGGCATCCCGAGGGCCAAGCCTCGCCCCGCCGCAATCGGGGAAGCATGGAGACGAGACGATGACCGAAATTCGCCGCCTGTACGTTCCGAAGGGCGCCATCAAGATCAGCGACAAGCAATCCGACGCGGTGGCCTACGTTCACACCGTCAACGACAAGCTGTACGCCGTCGCCTACAGCGGCAAGCGGTTCAAGCCCGACTGGCATTTCCGGTTCACCACGGAGGCCCGCCGCGACGAGCGCATTCTACAGCATTTTCAGGCGGTTCGCGAGCGCGCGGCATACAAGGCAGACCGCAAGGCCGCCGCAAAGGCAGTCGGACGCGGCCTCGATGTCGGCGACGTGCTCCGCTGCTCGTGGGGCTACGAACAGACCAATATCGACTACTACGAGGTGACAGCGCTGGTCGGCGCTCGCATGGTCGAGATCCGCAAGATCGCAGCCAAGACGACGGAAACCGGATGGTGTCGCGGAACCTGCGTCCCGATGGTCGGCGAGTACATCGACGAGCCGATGCGGAAGGTCGCCAAGGATGGCGCGGTGCGGATCGCCAGCTACGCCAGCGCCTACAAGATGCAGCCAACCGTCAGTGTCGGAAACGTCCGCGCCTACGGCTCCGACAGTTGGACCGCCTACGCCTGACGCCATCTCTTCCGGCGCCGTCTGCGGGCGGCGTCGTGACGGATGACGGCATCCGACCGGGCCGCAATCCCGGACAGCATGGAGGAACTACGATGAACGTCTATGAGCGCAAGCAAGCCGACCGTCGCGAGCGTATGTTGGAGCGGGCCGACCGCATCCGGAAGAAGGCCGCGGCCGACTTCCGCAAGGCCGACCTGCGCGAAGAGGTTTCGGGCATCCCGCTAGGCCAGCCGATCCTCGTCGGGCACCACTCCGAACGCAAGCACCGCAACGCGATGGAGCGGGCCGACAACGCCATGCGGCGCGGCATCGAGGCATCGCGCTACGCCGACGACCTGGAGCGGCGCGCGACGACCGAGAACCACGCCATCTCGTCGGACGACCCGGATGCAGACGACAAGCTCGCCGCCCGCATCGCCGGGCTGGAGGCGCAGCAGACGTTCATGCGCGAGGCGAACAAGATCGTTCGCGCGGCGATCAAGGCCGGCGTCACCGGCCCCGACAGCGGCGAGGCGTGGACCCGCTACGTCGCCCGGCTGCGGGAGCACGCGCCCACCTTCTCCGAGAAAGCCGCGGCCGAACTGCTCGCCCCGGACTTTGCCGGGCGCACCGGCTTCCCGTCCTACGCGCTCAGCAACAATAACGCCAACATCAACCGGCTGAAGGCGCGGCTCGCGACCATCGAGGCGAAGTCGGAAGCCGAGACGACGGAGAAGATCATCGGCGACGTGCGCGTGATCGAGGACGCCGACGACAACCGGCTGCGGCTGATCTTCCCCGTCAAACCCGACGAGGCGACCCGCGCCGAACTGAAGGCGCGCGGCTTCCGCTGGAGTCCGTCCGCTGGCGCGTGGCAGCGTCAGTTAAACAACGGCGCTCGCTGGGCGGCTGAGTGCGTCCTGAAGAACATCGGCGCCGCCTGAGAAGCGCCCGGCCGGGGGCCGCAATCCCCCGGCCGGACTTCCGCCAGCGGCCAGCATGGACGGCCGCGACGGCATCCGCATCCTACTCCGCAGCCTCGCCGACCACATCCGCCAGCGCGCCCGGATCGGCCGGCTCGTAGGTCAGCGCGAAAATGTCCGGCTTGCACGGGTAGAGTTCGCCTTTGACGCCGCGGATGATCCAGTTGCCGAGGTCGGCGCGATGCGTGCCTTCGAGCGTCTCGATCAGCAGATACGGCAGGTCCTCGCCCTTGGAGACGAACCGAACGCGCTTCTCCCGCATCGCGTCTGCCAGCCAACCCGGCAGGAAATCCTCCATCGGGGTCGCGAACTTGAACGCCTTGATCACGACGGGCCGCTTCCGAAACTTCGCCATCACTCGATCCCCTCTGCCGCCAGCGCGTCAAGGAAGGCCCTGCGGTCGCGCTCAAGCCTCGCCTGCGCCTCACCGGCGGCCAACTCGTCCTCACCCGGTTCGATGCGCTTCAGGCCGCCCGTAGCGCCTTCCTGGCGCCCTGCAACCCGTTCCCGCAATGCCGCCATCCGCTCGTCGCGCTCGATCCTGTCAGCCTCCCACAAGGCCGCCATGCGCTCGTTCGCCCGCAGCAGCCGCAACGCCGTCTCGGCCTTCAGCTTCGCCACGTAGACCTTCCGCAGCCGCTCGTCCTGCGCCACCTCGGCCAGCAGATCGGCAGGCTTGGGCGGGTACTGCTTGGCGCAGCGCAACAGCCGTTCGATGGCATCCGCGACGGGCTTGCCTGGCTTCTCCGCCACGACGTCGATCCATACCGCTGCCGCGGCCTGCGATGCCGGCGGCCAGATGGCGAACAGCCGGTCCAGCATCACCGCTGCCGCCTGCTTGCCGCATGGTCGCGCCCATGCCTCGGCATACTCCACGATGGCCCGGCATGCCTCAGCCGTCGTCCCAGGCGGCAAGGGATCGCTCACGCGCCATCGACTCAGCGTAGCCGCCAGCGATGAGTGATCGGCGTTCAGCGTCGGTAAGCTGCCCGCGACGTGGCTGATTCCCGCCAGTTCTGCCCCCATCGGCCTGCCTCCTCACCCACAGTCGCCATGTCGCCAGCCAGTCCAGTTTCACGCCCTGCGGGCCGGCCCTCGCATGCCAGTAATCGCGGAAATCCGCCGCCGTTCGCTCGATGTCTAGGCCCGGCCGCTCGGTCTCGGCCCACGCTCGCCAGTCGTCGGGCAACGTCCAGTCCTTGGGCAACCGGCTTCCTCGCTTGGACGAGGCATTCGATGGCTTGGGGGGGGCCATAGGGGGGGATCTCTCGTTAGAGAGATCTTCCTTTCCCTTCCCTTCCTTTTCCGTCGGCGATGGTTCGGCTACCATTCGGGGAATGGTCGGCGAATGATAGTCGCATGGTCCCGGATGCTTCGCCGGCTGGGGCTTGTCGATCTTCTGGTGGCGCCAGCCCGTGACCTCGAAATACTCTTTCCCGTCAACGACATAGCGCTTTACCAGATCGTTCTCGGAAAGCTCGTCGAACATTCGCTGAACGTCCGCGGCGGTGATGTCGTCGTCGCCGGGGAACACTTCGGCCTTGAGCGTTCGGGCGCTCATGACGTGCCGGCCGTGGTCGTCGCAGAAATTCCAGATGCCGACGAACAGCAGCCGGGCGTCACGCGAGCAGTTCATCACCTGCTCGGATGCCCAGAACTCGGGCTTGATGGTCCTGATGCGCGCCATCTATGCCGCCATCCTCTGTTTTGCCGGCCTCTGCCGCATGCGTTTCCGGTCCTCTGCGATGGCCTCTGCGACCGCCCACCAGTCGATGCCGTCGCGCTGCCACCATCGGAGCGTGGCGCCCGTCACCGCCTCCAGGCAGCGCCACGGAGGCAGCCCGTCCGCTCGCCAGACGGCGATGGTGAGGCGTGCCTGCTCGTAGTCGTCGGCTGTCATGCGCCCTCCAGCATGTCGGTCTGCTTGGGCTTCTGCGGGACGTCCAGCGCGAGGCGGGGCTGGCGATAGGCTTCCTCGATGCGGCGGCAGGCGGTGTCGAAGTAGCGCGGCTCGATCTCGATGCCGATGAAGCGGCGGCCGAGGTTGACGCACGCGACGCCCGTGCTGCCGCTCCCCATGAACGGATCGAGGATCGTGTCTGCGGCAGGAAGGAAGCCGAGGCACCACTCCATCACGCGAACAGGCTTTTGGGTCGGGTGCTCCTTGCCGCCGTCCATGTTCATCGGCCGAAATATAATCCTCCGTGCCACCATGTCGATGTTCGTCCACGCCATCTCAAATTCAGCGAAGTCACGCCCAGAATTGTTTTTGTCCCAAGACAGAAGCCCCCGCGTCGGCGGCAGCACAAAATGGTTTCCGCCCCAAACTATTACTGGCTTTCCGGAGGCGAGCAGGACGCTTAAGTCAACGGGCGCATCGCACCACTTTATTCCAGTAGAATACTCCGGCATGCCTTCGCATAGTCTGCTATTTTTCTTGCAAAGCCGATGAATTGCATAAGGAGGATCGGTCACGCACGCATCGAACTGCCCCAGCGTCGGCAGCACGTCCTCCATGCTGCCGCAGTACAGCGTCGCCTCGCCGATGACTTCCTTGCGGATGGTCATGCGCCCTCCGACAGCAGGCGACCGAGATCCGCGTACCCTGCAAGATCGGTCCAGTTGTCCGCATGCCCCGGCGCCCGTGCCTCGCGCATCAGCTTGAGCGCGACCATGCACAAGGCGACCTGAGCGGGCGTGACGGTGATGCCAAAAATGAGAGACCACGACGCCGCCACGTCGCGCATGAGCGGCCGTGGGTCGCCGTAGGTCGACTGGCGGGACTCCAGCACGTCGAGCGCGTCTCGGAGGGTGTCGCCGAGGCAGGAGGTCATTCGGCAGCTCCGGCGAACAGCGGCGTGTCGGCGCCCTCGATGTGCGCCAGCCGCGCCTTGATGTCGGCGACGTATTCGGCCTCGCGCTCGACGAGAACGGCGTGGAAGCCCTCTCGGATGGCGGCGGCCCCGGTGGTCCCGGTACCGGCGAACGGGTCCAGGACGGTGCCGCCGGGTGGCGTGACGAGGCGGACGAGCCACCGCATCAGCGCCACCGGCTTGACCGTCGGATGCCGGCTCTTCAGCCTGTCGTCGGCGTCGGCCTTGCCGCCGTACCAGAAGCGCAGATCGTCGTCGCCGAAGCCGAGGGCGGGGAAGAAGCGGGCGGCGGTGCCGGAGTCGGCGTGCCCCGCATGATCGCCGCCGCCCATGTTCTTGCCGTACACGGAGTTCTTACCATTCGGAACATACTCAGCGGCTGCAGCCTTGGACGGGCTCACGCTCTCCCCAAACCGGGCGAACGCGGCCATCACCTCGGGCGAGCCGTCGTGGAGGACGTTCGAGGGCCAGCGGCCGGCGTCGTGTGGCGCCTTGTCGACCATCGGCGCGGCGCCGTCCGTGAAGAACTTGACCTTGGCAAGCCCGGTTGCGCGATGAGCGGCCCACGGTTCACCTTCGACCCGGCACGCATCGACGTTGATTGCGCCCGTCCCCCACTTCAGGACGTTCCCGGCGACCGTGCCGTCCAATGGCTTGCGGGCCAGACAGATAGGCTCAAAGCTCGGCTTGGCCGCTGTGCCCCAGCCCTGCCATTTGGCAGCCTCGGGCGTGGCGGGGATGTACTGGCGCGCGGCGGCGTCGACAGCCTCCGCATCGTCCATCCACGGGCGCTGGTAGCCTTCGTGACGGCGTTCTTTGCCGGGCTTCCGTTTTACGGCGTGATCTGGCGAACGGTACTCCCCGAGCGTGCCGACGGCGCCGGCAGACTTGTCTATCGCCTTGGAAAGGTTGAGCGATTTCGGAAATCCAGTGGCAAACATCCACCCGTACTGGTCGCGAATTTCCAGTCCCGCGTCCTCGATGGCGCAGACCAGCCGGTGGAACGTCCTCGTGCCTCCGAATGCGAACACATGCGCGCCGGGCTTAAGGACGCGGTAGACGGCTCGCCAGTAGTCCACGCCGGGCACGCCATGATCCCATCGCTTGCCCATAAAGGTGATCCCGTAAGGCGGATCACACACGCATGAGTCCACGCTGGCGTCCGGCAGTTCGGCCAGGCGCTCCAGCATGTCGCCGTGCAGGACGGTGACGCTCACCCGGCCACCCTCCCCGCGACCGCATCCGCCCGCTCCCGCTGCGCCCGGCGCTCCGGCCCGACGCGCGTGTACGCCTTCTTGTGCTTCGCCTTCGCCGCCGCCAGCCGGGCCGACGCCTTGATCGTCGCCGCCATGTCTTGGCTGTCCGCCGGCGGGGCGCCGCGCACACCCGGCGGCCCGGCGTGGAAGTGGGCATGCAGCGCGTAGCCCGGCGGGCAGCGGGTTACGCGCACACCGTCGTCGCGGACCTCGACCACGGGCGCCATGCGCTCCGCCTCGGCCTTCGCCTTGACCGCCTCGGCGGCGTTGCGGCGGATCTGCTTGGCGCGGACCAGCGCGTTGCGGGTCGCGGACGGCGACAGCCCGAGGGCGGCGGCGACCGCCATGTGGTGCGCGCCGGCTTCGCGCATGGCGAGGATGCGGCGCTCGCGGGCGAAGATCATGGCCTCGTCGACCGGGCGGCTCATGCTGCGTTCTCCGGCTCGCGCCGCAGCGCGTCGACGACGTAGCGGCGGAGGGCGGCCTGCGCCTCGACGTACCGCTTGCCACCCCACTCGCGGGCGATGCGGACCTCGCGCAGCAGCGCGGCGTGGGTGGCGTCGAGGGGCGTCATGCGGCGCTGATCTCCGCGAGCAACGGCGCGTCACCACGGATGCGGTCGCGCGCCATGTCGGCGTATGCCGGGTTGAGTTCGATGATGGTGGCGTTGCGCCCGAGCCGGTCGGCCACCAGGGCGGTCGTGCCGGCGCCGCCGAACGGGTCGAGCACCATGCCGCCAGCGGGGCAGCCGGCCTTGATGCAGCGTTCGGCCAGCAGCGGGGGCATCGTGGCGAAGTGCGCGCCGGTGAATCCCTGCGTGGCGATGGTCCAGACGGAGCGGGCGTTGCGGGTTTCTGTCCGCATGACAGCCCTGCCAACGTCGTGCCGCAGCGACGACGCTGGGTTGCTCGTGCTGAACGAGGTTTCCAACTTGCCCGCGCGAGAAAGATCAGCCGCCTCCGCAATCGCATCCGCGTCGTACCAGTACCGCTCGCCCTTGGTCAGGAGGAACACGTACTCGTGCGCCTTCGTCGGGCGGTCCCGCACGCTTTCCGGCATCGGGTTCGGCTTCGAGAAGATGATGTCCGACCGCAGATACCAGCCGTCGGCGCGAAGGGCGAAGGCGACCATCCACGGGATGCCGATGAGGTCTTTGCGCTTCATGCCAACCACGTGCGTGCCGGCTCGATTGCGCGATCCCTTCGACGCGGCGGACTGACGGCCGCCGGGGTTCAGAAACTCCCCGTCGCGATGGCCGCCCGGATCATGCGAGACGTAGCTATCGCCCAAGTTCAAAAACGCCACGCCATCAGCCCGCAGCGCGCGCCGGCACTCGCGGAACACGGCGACCAACTCGGCCACGTAGGCATCCGGCGTCTGTTCCAGCCCGATCTCTTTGGCCTTGTCTGAGTGCCCATCTGGCAAATACGAACGCAAACCAAAGTAAGGCGGACTGGTCACAATGCAGTTAACCGACTCCGCCGCCAGCGTCGGCAGCACGGAGCGGCAATCGCCATGCAGGACCGTGATTGTCATGCCGACACCCTCGTCACGGTGATGGACAGGCGCGGCGACGTGCCGTAGCACTTGCTGGCCTCCATGCGGACCAGTTGGCTGTCGTCGCGGTAGACGATGCTGTTCAGGGCGTCGGCGGCGGCCTTTAGGTAGTTGTCGGCATCCGGGCGCCCCGTCGGCCACACGTCGCCGGCCAGGGCGGCCTCGCGCTTCTTGCGGCTCCAGGACGCCGGGATCGGCAGCACGGCGGTCACGGCGATCGCCAGCGGTCCGTCCAACGGCGGCTCGCCGCGCATCTCCAGCGCCGCCTCGTGCCGGATGACGCCCTCGTAAGACAGCGTGTCGGCAGGCGTGTAGGCGCGGCCGGTCGCCTTCACGAACCGAGGCCGCCCCTTGCCGCGCGGCACGCCGGGGATGGTCAGGATCAACGGCAGCGTCACAGCGCTCCCCCAGCCGCGTACAGCGCATCGAGGTCATCGCCGTAGACGACGGCGTAGCGATACCAGCGCTCGCCCACGCGCTCGGGGCATCCGTCAGGCTCCAGGCAGGACGCCCACGGCAGATCACCGACGATGCCGGCTAGCTGATCGCGCGACAGGCGGATACAGCGGTCGCTGATGATGGGTCGGCAGTAGCGAAAGGCGTCCAACGGAGCGAACTCGTCAGAGCCGCGAAGGTGAATCTCGATGAGCGTCGTTCCGATAAACTCGATGTTCCATTTCGGAACCGCGTACTGCATCCCGATGCCGAGCAGCCGGGCGATTTCCCAGATGCGCGGCTCGAGGAACGGGTCAGCCTCGATGCGCTCCCAATGACGGAACACGCCGACGTGCGAGCCGCGAACGCCGCGCACGACCTGACGCACCGAAACGTCCGTGCCGCGCGTCGTCACGTCCACGGACAGGTGATCGCCCTCGGCAACCGGCATCCAGAGGCAGCCGGGCGCGTTGGCAATGTCGTCGGTCGTGTGCGCCAGGCGCGCGCCCCAGCCCAGCCCGTGCAGGTTGATGGCCGGCTTCACGATGACCGGATACGCCTCCGGCAACTCGGGATACAGCCCGTAGCGGACGCCCAGCGCCTCGTAGACGAGCGGCTTGACGTAGAGCCACTGAGCCGCCATCGAGCGCCACGCGGTCACGTCAGCGCAGGCGTCGGGGATGACGTACTCGTTCGGATAGGTGCTGCCGGCAGCGGGAGGGGAGGCGACCGCCGCCGGCAGCGTGCCCGCGCCGCGCGAGGGGCAGCAGGGCATGTGGATGGGGTTCATGCCGCCGCCTTCACCCGCAGGTAGCCGATCTTCACCGGCTCGCCTTCTTCGGTCCCTATGATGTAGACGGGCATCGGCAGATCGGCCTAACCGGCCGTTTCCAGTTCGGCGAGCGCGGCCTGTAGAGCCGCTTTGGCCCGCATGGCCTTCACGGTCGTCAGCGGGGTCACGCAGTCGCCGTAGACCTCGGCGATGAAACCGGGATCACTCTGGCTTGCAAAGAACCGGGCACACGCCTCGACACTCTCGCCGGGCATCTTGGCTTCGCCTCTCCACCAGCGAACAAGCGTGTCACGATGCACGCCTATGGCGCCGGCAAGCTGTGCCGGGTGCAGGGACGTGTTGGGGTGCAGCCGAAGCCGAAGAGCGCATTCGAGGCGGTCCGTGAAACCGCGTGACGGATCGGCAGAAATGCACATGCGTGGTGCTCCATGTTCGGGGACATGGAGCGACGCACTTTCAGCCTTGGACACAGCACGACGGATGGCGATGGACATGGCCTTGGCGTTGGGGAACGGAAAGGCGGTGGTCCTCGCCACGTCGGCGAAGCGGTCGAGAGGGTGATGAGCGTGTTGCGCGTCCATCGGTCAGGCACAGAACCAGTAGCGCAGCGTGACCACGAACGGCGCCGCGACGAACACGACCGCCCATGTGCAGACGACGGCGGCGGCAAGGTCGGTGAGGAAGCGCATCGGTCAGAACACCCCCGCAATCGAGCCGCCCAGCCCGGCCGCGAAGCCGACGCCAAGCGCGATGAACCCGCACAGGACCAGCGCCCACGGATGCTCGGTGAGACAGTCGATAAAGCCCACGCCGCCCGTATCCGCGTCCTGCTGGATTGCCTCAGCCGGGGCGGCCACATCATCGGGCCGCCGATACCGGGACTGGACGAACTGATCCGCGCTCATCGCAGAGCCGCCAGGAACGGGACGCGGGTACGTTGAGCCTCGTAGGAGAAGCCGCTCGCGACGCGGCGCTGCACGGGTGCGACCAGCATCGGGCCGCGCTGTTGCCAGCCGTGGCCCTCTATCTGGAGATCGCCGCGTGCGCGGACGTCACGGTGCGGCGGCAGGTAGCCGGCGGCCTCCATGACCTCGCGACGGTGAGCGCAGTGGCGCGCGTCGGGACCAATCCAGTACACGCAGGTCTCGCCGGGACGGGCGGACTTGAGCCACGCGCGGAAGGTGTCGGGTGACGAGACGTGCATCAGAAGCCTCCCATCAGCATGGGAAGGTCGGCTTCCGGCTCGGGCTCGCCAACGGGTGCCGAGCAACCGCGGCAGCGGTGGCAGATAACAGGCGCGTCAGGCGCATCGCCCTCGACCAGCCGGCCGTGCTCGCGCGTCCAGACGGAGCGGAGCGGCGTGATGGTGCCGGTGTCTTTGCAGGCGGGGCACAGCATCAGGCGGCACTCACTCTGCCGCCACGCTCTGCTCGAACACGCGCCGCCAAGACATGAACCGAAGCAGTTCGTCGCTGTGCTCGATGAAGGAGCGGCCAGCGCTCCTCATCGCCCAAGCCTTGGCGTAGATTTCCTCGTCGGTCAGCCGCTCCAAGAGCACGGCCACCTCCTCGTCGTCCCTCACCACCACGTAGCGGCGCTGGACGTGCGTGAAGCCGGGAAACGCGGGCTGGCGATCCGCCTTGCTGGCGTCGTCACCAAAGTGCTTGGCGATGTAGCGGCCGACGAGCTTGCGGCAGCCGAGATAGGCGAAGTGGCGCCAGAACTCAGCATCATCGTCATCGCCCAGCGCGGCGGCGTGCTCGTTGCAGATTTCGTGCGTGATCCATCGCGGCTCCAGATCACGGCTCTCCGCGTCCCACTGCGCGACCTTGGCCGCGATCATCTCGTCAAACTTCGCTGCGCTCACGGCTCAACCTTTCAAGCTGACGACGAAGCGGTCGAGCCACCCGTCGATGGTGGAAACCTGCTGTCGCAGGTCGGACGCCTCGCCCGGCATCACGCCGCCGGCCACCAACGCGGGGTCGTGGGCGGCGCAGAACCGAGCGAAGTCGCGGACGCGACCGAGCAGCTTGGTCGCTTCCTGGAACCCCTCGGGCGGGGTCCATGTCGGGGGCGGCGGGGTTGGTTCGCGCCGCTGACGGCCCATGTCGGCCAGCTTGGTCACGGTCGGCGGGGCCGGGCTTTCGACGGCCGCCTCGAACGTCGGCTCGGGGACGTTCGCGACGCGGACGGCGGTTCGCTGCTGGTCGCGCGACATGCCCGCTTGCGAGGCCGCTTCGCGCCGAGCAAAAAGGGGGGCGCCCCCCTTTTTGCTCTGGTCCCCGCCGCGCCCGTCCACCTGCTTCAGCAGTTCCCCGCACCGCCGCACGGCGCGGGCCTGGATGCGGTCGGCCATGATCCGCAGGGTGTCGTCGTCGGCCTGCTTGGCGTAGGACGCGAGCGCCTCGGCACGGTCGGACCAGTCCTTGCACTCGTCGATGCTGGCGCAGTTCGACAGGGCGACCTTGGCCGCCTCGTAGGTCTGCGGCAGGCGAGCGCGGGCGACGGAGATGTTGGCCGGGATGCCGTCCATCAGGCGGCCTCGTCGGTGAACGCCGTCGCCTTGCTGTTCCGCACCGCCTCATAGAGGTGCTCGACGGTAAGAACGACACCAGCCTTGCGGGCGGCAGCTAGCACCTCGTCCCAGCGATCCGCCGGAATCGAGTTGCGCCGCTTCCACCCGGCAGCGGTCTGATACGGGATGCCCACGTCCGTCGCGAACGCAACGAGAGTAGGCCACAGAGCGAGGATCGATCCGAACGTCATACCCCGCAATATACCGAGCGCATACGGTATACGCAATGCCTTCTGCATACCGAATCTGCGTAAAAGGAATACCCATGTCCGAGACGCCCGCTGATCGGCTCAAACGTGCGAGGGAGCGACGTTTCCCTACGGCGAAGGCTGCCGCGCGCGCCTACGGCTGGAAATACCCGACCTATGCCAGCCACGAAAACGGCACTCGCGCGCTTATGCCGGATCAGGCCGAGCGGTATGCCAAGCGGCTTGGCGTCACGGCCGCATGGCTCTTGACAGGCGCTGGTGGAAGACGTCCGATGATACCTATTAAAGGGTACATCCAAGGTGGCGGTGAGGTTGTGTCAGCTTCAGTCGGCCCCGACGAATCATCTCAGATCGAAGCGCCACCTGGCGCCGATGACGGTTGGAGCGGGCTGATCGTCCAAACCGATAGCATGGTGCCCGCCTACCGAGCCGGCGACCGCGTGATCTACGAGACACCGGGCGACGCAGCCGACCATATCGGCCGCGAATGTGTGGTGGAGCTGCCGGGCGGTCGCCGTTACCTCAAGCAGGTGCTCCCTGGTTCGACGCCGGGCCGCTACACGCTCATCAGCTACAACGCCGCCCCGATGATTGACGAAATTGTGATCTGGGCCGCCCGCGTGCGCTGGGTCGAACGCGCCTGACCGCCCCTGCATTTTTTTTGACGCAATGATATGCGTTCCGTATTGCGCGACCGACCCATATGCGGTAAGTATACCGTATCCCCGCCGCTCTGGCGGTGATCCGCAGTCGCCCAGGATGGGCCGCACTAGACCACGAAAGGCTGACTCCTTCCGGACGGGCCGGCGAGGTGTTGACGCGCCTCGCCGGCGGCCGGGGAGACAGGGACGGGATGGCAGCTTTCGAGGTTCCCATGACCGCCTACGCCGACGTCCAGCGCGACGCCGTGCCGCTGCCGCCGCCGCTCACCGGCGAGGAGTTCGGCGTCATCTGCTCCAGCGTCTCCGGCCACTTGGCCGCCGCCGAGCGGATCGAGATGGGCGACAACCACGCCGGCCGCCGCGGGCTGGATCAGGCCGCCGACCACCGCCGCTGTGCCGCTGCGCTGGCCCGGCTGGCGCTGTGCGCGGCGCACGCGATGGGCATGCCGGCGACGGTCGCGGCGATGCTGCGGGATACCGAGGCCGGGCACCGGGCGACGCGCGGGTGCGTGAGCGCGGTGTGCGAGCAGTTCGGGAGGGCGGCATGAGCGAGACGAAGTGGCCGAAAGGGCCGTGGCGGCTCCTGGAGCGCTTCGACCCAAAGCCCGTCGAATGGGAAGCCATGCAGATCGTGTGTCACGATGTTGGCCAGGACGGCAACATGGATGTTGCCGCTGAGTGGACCAAGTTTGTTGACGAAGAACAACGCAACGCCACTGCGCACCTGATCGCCGCCGCGCCGGACCTGTATGAGGCGCTGGCCGAACTTCTGCTTGCATCCGACGCGCTGGGCGAAGGTGTTCATGCGGAAGCGCCTTATCGCGAGGCCGCCAATCGGGCGGCGTCCATCCTCGCCAAGGCCCGCGGGGAGGACAACCCGTGACCTTTGCCGAGATGATGGCCCGCGCCGCCGCCCGTGACGCCGCCGACGGCCAGACGCTCCGGCATCTGGCGGTCAGCTACCGCACGCTCGCCGAGCATTTGAAGGCAGTCACCCCGCAGACGGACGAAGGCCGCGACGCCGTGGGTGACCTGATCCGGCAGACGAACCTCATTGCTGACGACGCCAGCTTTGCCGCTGACGACGCGGACGAGCGGGCGCAGGCGATCATCGAGAGGAACACGACATGACCGACACCGTCTTCGTTCTCTATCCCGTCCGCCGTGGCGACCGGGTGAGTATCGAGGGCTGCGCCACTGGCTACGTCCTGTCGCTGATCCGCGCTGCCGGCCGCCCGCTTCGCGCCCGCGTGCCTGCAGATGATGGCGTCACCTACGTCGTTCCGGTGGACCGGCTGACTCTGGAGCCGAGGAAGCCGGCGAATGTCTAATTGGATAGACCATGACGGGCCGGCGTTCGTCGGCCCCAACAGCCTCCGCGACTGGTTCGCCGGCATGGCGATGCAGGCGCTGATCACCAGCGAGCTTGGGTTTCAGCCGCACAACGCGGGCGACGCCTACGAGTTCGCCGACGCCATGATCAAGGCGCGGGAGGCCGATCATGGCTGACCTCGACGCCATCGTCCACAAGTCCGAGGACGCGGCGGCCAAGGCGCTCTGCCAAAAGTCATGCCCGCACCCGAACTGCAAGTGCCCCAGGCTGTGGCGCGGGCAGATTTCGCGAGCGTCGGGCGCGCTCGACGCCATCGGCTTCCGGGAACTGGTCGAGGCACTGATGCCGTTCGCGGAGTACGGCCGCCTCGACACCGGCGTAGGCCGCCCGGTCTTGGCTGGTATCTGCGGCCCCGGCTATTCGGCGCAGATCACCTACGCCGACCTTAGCCGCGCCGCCGCCGTCATCGCCAAGATGGAGGCCGGCAATGCTGACGGCTGACCAACAAGCGGCCCGGCACATGAAACTGACCGGGAGCCGGATCAAGGCGCTGGTGACAGGCTCCGAAGCCGACATGCTGGCGCTGTGGGAGATCATGACCGGCCGGCGGGAAGAGGATGACCTGTCGGGCGTGTGGGCGTTACGGCTCGGCGAGACGACGGAGGACCTCAACCTCGACTGGTGCGAACGTCGCTGGGATGAGCCGGTCATCCGCCGCCGTGAGTTCGTCCAGTGCAGCGCCATCGAATGGGCCGGCGTGACGCTGGACGGGTGGCGCGCGTCCACCGGATGCCCTGTCGAGGCGAAGCACGTCGGCGGCTTCGAGCAACGTTCCGTCATCCTGCAACGCTACTACGCGCAGTGCCAGTGGCAAGCGTACTGCACGGACGCGCCCGGCACGTACATCAGCATGATCGAGGGCGCTCGCGAGCCGGTCATCGAGTACCTGGCGCGGGATCAGGACTTCATCAACGAGATGGTCGAGCGCGCTGACGCCTTCATGCAGTGCGTCTACGCCGACGTGCCTCCGATTGCCGGGGCGCCGCTGGTCGCCGTGCTGCCGAGCCAGTGGCGCACGGTGGACCTCGCCACGGACGCGCCGAACTGGGGCGGCGAGATGCAGGTCGCGCTGGACGAATGGCTCGTCACGGTCGACGCCGCCAAGCGCAACGCATCCGCCACGAAGGCGGTCAAGGACGTGCTGCCGGAGGACGTGGGGCTGGTCCTCGCGGGCGGCATACAGGTCAAGCGCGCCAAGAACGGCGCCGTGTCTATCAGGAGTGCCGCATGACGGACGCTGAGGCCAAGGCGCTGTCCGACCGCATCCTGCGGACTCTGCACGGCTACATCAACAACGTCGAGAACGTGGCGCTTGCGATGCGGGCACACGCTGTCGATTGGGACGAACTGGACCGGGCCATCGAGCGGCTGGAGTGGTGCGCGAGCCACCGGCCGGGGAAGAGGGAAGCGGCATGAGCATCGACTTCAACAAGCTGCGGGCGCCGTTCTCGCCCGACGAAATCGAGTGGCGCGTCGGCAGCACCACGCAGGACAAGAAGAAGGGCATGGCGCTCGCCTACATCGACGCACGCGCCGTCATGGACCGCCTCGATGCCGTGTGCTCGCCGGCCGGCTGGCAATGCCGCTACACGCACACCACCGGCAAGACGGTCTGCGAAGTCGGCGTGAAGGTCGGCGACGAGTGGGTGTGGAAGGCAGATGGCGCCGGGGATACCGACGTCGAGGCGGAGAAGGGCGCGCTGTCGGATGCGCTGAAGCGCGCCGCCGTTCGATGGGGCATCGGCCGCTACCTCTACGACCTGGACTCGCCGTGGGTCGAACTGGAGCCGATGGGGCGCTCGTTCCGCATCAAGCCGACCGAACTGCCGAAGCTGAAGGCGCTGCTCCAGAGGAACGCCCAAGGCTCGCAGGCGGCCGCCCCCGCCAACCGTCCCGTTCCCACCGCCCCGAGGTCGCAGCCGCCCCAGCAGCCCGCCACGGCGCCGGAACCGGCCAACGGGAAGCGCGCGCTCGACTGGCCGTCCGCGCAGGCGAAGATGGACGGCAACCTGTCCAAGTTCCGCGCCTACTACGACGAGTGCCTGAACGCGCTGGTGCAGCCGGATGAGGTCAACAAGCTGGCCGTGGCGAACAGGGACGCGCTCGCGAAGCTGAAGGCGCACAGCGAGGACAAGTACGACGACCTGATGCTGGCGGCGTCGAAGCGTGAAGGCGAACTTCAGGTCAACATCATGGCGGCGGGGTAAGGCACATGGCAGGCGTCAACAAGGTGATCCTCGTCGGCTCGCTTGGTCGCGATCCCGAGGTGAGGAACACGAACAGCGGCGATGCCATCGTCCACCTGAACCTCGCGACTTCCGAGACGTGGAAGGACAAGGCGTCGGGCGAGCGCAAGGAACGGACGGAGTGGCATCGGGTCGTGATCTTCAACGAGCACGCCGGCAAGATCGCACAGCAGTACCTCCGGAAGGGGTCCAAGGTCTACCTGGAGGGGCAGTTGCAGACGCGCAAGTGGACCGACCAGTCCGGCGTCGAGAAGTATTCCACCGAGGTCGTGCTGAACCGCTTCAAGGGCGAGTTGACGCTGCTGGACGGCAAGCGCGACGGCTCGGTGTCCGACGACGGGTACTCGGGCGGCACCGGAGGCGGCAGGCAGCCGGACGAACTGGACGACGGAGAAATCCCGTTCAGCCCGGAGGTGCGAGCATGAACATCGCCCGCACGGAAAGCCCGTCGAAGCGGCTCAGCAGCATCGTCCGCGAGGCTCTGGATACGGTCGGCCCGCGTCTGGATGACGCCATCGAGTTTGTCGACATTCGCATCGGGAACGACGGCGCGCTGCTTCGCGAGGTCGTGGGCGATGCGCTGAGGGATCACATTCGCCGCCGGCTTGCGAAGGCTGCGGCAGAGGATCGGGCGACCGTCGTGGACGTGCGAGGGTACACGCGACGGAAGCCCGGCGTCGGGGGCCGGATGAAGTGCGACACCCAATCGTCAGGCGTCCCCGACGCAGACAATGGCGGCCAGTCTGTCGATGTCAACCATGATCCAGCCGCCGCCACGGACGGAGAGGGCCAGCAAGGCAGCGTCACCCATCGGACGCCTGCCCCTCCGTCCGACTCCTTCCGCAAGGGCCAGATCGCCGCGCATCTGCGGGGCGCGAACAGCCTGCTTGCGTCCTTCACCGTGGCCGGCCTGCCGCTGCGCTACGCCACCCGCAGCCAGTGTCTTGCCGAGGCCACCGGCCATTCGCTGAAGGCGCGGTTCCTGCGCCTCGTGGCGTCGCGCGTTCCGGAC